CATTGCTTTAAAAGATAATCATTTTTATACGCTTAATATATTGAACGGAACTACTGTAGTTTACACAGATAAAGTTTTTGTTACAAATCAAAGCATACAATCTTATTCAATTAATAACGGAGAATACGTACAAAGTTCTTCAAATAACGACTATGTAGTTTATGAATGAAACATCAAATAGTTTTGTACTAGAATTATCTAGTTACACACAACCTTCAATTATTGAAGATTCACGCAATGCTTGGGTTGAATACGGTGAATCGAATAATTATTATAGTTGGTTAATTGACCGTTATCGTAACTCACCAACGAATAATGCCGTTATCAATAATATGTCAAAGTTGATATATGGCAAAGGGTTAAACGCAAAAGACGCTAATAGAAAGCCTAACGAATACGCTCAAATGAAGATGCTATTCGGAAAGACTTGTTTACGTTCTGTAATCCTAGATTTGAAACTAATGGGCTCAGGTGCTTTTCAATGTATTAAATCAAAAGGTTTAATATCAAAGGTTGAGCATTTACCAATGAATCTATTAAGACCTGCTAAATGTAATAAAGACGGAATTATAGAGGGTTATTGGTATTCTGATAACTGGGAGGATGTAAAGAAGTTTGTTCCCGTATTCATTCCATGTTTAGGAACATCAACAGAAGATATTGAAGTTTTAGTATTTGGTAACTATTCAGTAGGTAGAAAGTATTTTAGTGCTGTAGATTACGAAGGTGCTTTAGACTATTGTGTACTTGAAGAAAGAATAGCTGAATACTTAATTAATGAAGTTGAAAACGGATTTAGTGGTACAAAAGTAGTAAACTTTAATAACGGTGTACCTACTGAAGAACAACAAAGACTTCAATCTAGTAAAGTACTAAACAAGTTAACGGGTTCAAGAGGTCAAAAAGTAATCGTTTCTTTTAATAATAACGAGACTCAAAAGACTACAGTTGATGATATTCCATTAAACGATGCACCACAACACTATGAATATTTATCTACAGAAGCTAGAAATAAGATTTTAGTAGGTCACAACATTACATCTCCTATGCTAGTTGGTGTTAGTTTAGATGGTAGTGGTTTTTCTAGTTCAGCAGATGAAATTGAAGTAGCAGCAATCTATTTTTATAATACTATTGTAAATCACTTTCAAGAATTAGTTACAGATGCTTGTGATACTATTTTAGCAATTAACGGTATTGCTTTAGATTTATTCTTTGAGCGTAAATCTTTAACTACAGATTCAAATGTTATTGTACCAGCACAAGATACTACTACACTTTCTTTAAGTTCTGCTATTGACAAATTAAACTTAGATAACTTTGGAGAAAATGCTCCTGAAAATTGGCTTTTAATTGATGAGTTTGAAGTTAATTATGACACTGACGATTCAGAAAATGCATTATTAAGCGAAAAACCAAAAGAAGAAACTTTGCTATCTAAGATTTGGAACTTTATTTCTTCAGGAGATGCAAGACCAAATATAACAAGTAAGCAAGATGAAAATATTGATGGAATTAAATTCGTTACTAGATATAAATATGCAGGAGAAACAAGCGAAAACACAAGAGCATTCTGTAAAAATATGATGAAAGCTAATAAGATATATCGTAAAGAAGATATTATCAATATGGGTAGTCAAGTTGTTAACGAAGGATGGGGGCCTGAAGGGACTGATTTATATTCTGTTTGGTTTTTTAAAGGCGGTGGAGCGTGTCATCATAGATGGAATAAGCAAGTTTATGCTGTTCTTTCTGGTACTGCTTTAAATTTGCCTAATCAAAAACAAATAGCACAAGCAAAGGCTAAGAAATACGGTTATGAAATTAAAAACGAAAGTTTAGTATCTACAAGACCAATTGATATGCCTTACAACGGTTTTTTACCAACTAATAAAAGATTTAACTAATGGCACAAGCACTATTTGTCACTACTACTGACATTGCAAAATTCACTTCTTTGAATGGTAATTTAGATCCCGACAAGTTCACAGATAAAATGAAGGTTGCTCAAGATATTCACATTCAAAATATCTTAGGTACAAAGCTATTTAATAAGATAAACGATGGAATAGTAGCTGGAACTTTAGCAAGTCCTTATACTACGCTATTAACGTCTTATATCAAGCCTATGGTTATTCATTACACGATGGTTGAATATTTGCCATTCGCTAGTTATACATTCGGTAATAAAGGAGTGTTTAAACATGGTAGTGAAAACGGTGAAAACATATCTAAAGAAGAAATGGATTCATTAATTGAAAAAGAACGTAGTTTAGCACAGCATTATAACGAAAGATTCGTAGATTACATTTGCTTTAATTCAAATTTATATCCTGAATATAACGCAAACTCAAACGGTGATATGTTTCCAGATAGAGATGTTAATCTAGGTGGGTGGTTTCTGTAATTACAAGCATAAAATATGAAGATAAAATATAAACAAAAGGCTTCTAACATTAAGAAATTAGAGCAGTACATAATCAAATTAAGTAAAGATGGCACAATACAAGATATCAGGGTTAACAGCATATCCAAATAGTACATTCGGGGTTAATGATAAGTTTGAAGTATCTTATCTTTCAGGTGGTGTTCACTATTCTAGGTACTTGACAGGTACACAAATCTTTAATACATTACAAACTAAGCTAGTTTCAGGTACAAATATCAAAACCATTAATGGTAATTCATTACTTGGTAGTGGTGATTTGGTTATAAGTGGTGGTGGAGGAAGTGGTATTTTTGGAATACCAAATGCTTCAGGTGTTTATACTTATTATGCTACTTTAACCTTAGCAATGGCAGCAGCAGTAAGTGGTAATACCATTGAGATGTTTGCAGATGTAACTGAAACTGGAGCAGTAACTGTTACTTTAAAAAATGGTGTTAATATCAATGGCAATGGGCATACTTATACACTAAACAATAGTGGATTAACACACGCATTAACGGTAGCTAATACAGTAGCTACTTCTTGTAATATAAATAATTTAAACGTTATTAGAACAGGTAGTACAGGTAATTTATTTGATAATACTTGTTTAATTTTAGGAATAAGCGGAAGTGGTGTAATTAATTGTGCTGGTTCTACATTTAGAAATTCAGGAAGTGGAGTAGCTATATTATTCAATACAGCTTCAACTCACGAAATTAATTACGCAGTAGCATATTCAATTTCAACTTATGGTGCTTTTGGAATGTTTACTAGTGCAGTAGCAAAATTAAACAACTGTATAGGCTACGGAACAAGTGGTGGTACAGGTATAAGATGCCATAACGGTGGAGATATTCAAAACTGTACTGGAATATCTGATTCAGGTTATGGAATTTTTGGCTTGGCAGGAAATCAATCTAATAGTGTAGGCATATCAACAAGTGGTAGTGGTTTTTATGTCGCTGCTAATGCTTATAATTGTGTTGGTAGGTCTACTTCGGGAGTAGGATTTGAAGGGTCATCTGCAACAAATGTTATATGTTGTGTAGGTGTTTCAGTAAGTGGAATTGGTCTTTCGGTATCAACTTCATTAATATACAATTGTACGGGAATAAGTGGCTCATCTAGAGGTGTTCAATTACTAAGTGCGTCAAAGGCTTATAATTTAATTTCAAAATCTACAAGTAGTTATTCTATTTTAGCAAATGCAGCTACAATAGAAATACATAATTCAAATATTATATGTGATTGGAATAATGCTGGAGGAATTGGAATATCGAGCAATACAACTATACTTCCTAGTATTATACTAAACTCTACATTTTTGTTAGCAAATGCAACAGCACCTTATTTATTTAATGGACTAACAGCACAAGCAGTATCGACAAGAGGGAATACTTATAAAGGTGGTGGAGCGTATAGTGTTCTTATCACACAAGCAATAGTAGCAACAGAAGATACACAAGGAAATATATTTTTATAATGGAAAACGTAACTAAAATAGATATTATAAGCACAGAGATTTATGCTTATAATGAATTGGATAACACAAAAGAAATTTATCCTTTGACTTCGGAGTATGATTTCTTTATGAATGAATTTTCTGATACTCAAGATTTGTTAACTGTGAATATTTCAGACCCAATCGCAAGAATAATGAGGTTCTATACAATAGAAAATAGTGTACCTAAATCATTTACTGAATTAGATTATATTGAAATGAGTAAGGAACAAAAAGCTATATTTGACACTTTTGTAGAAATGATAAAAACACATAAATAAACCACAATGCTTGAAATTATTGAAACCATAAAAAAACACGGTGCTTTAGGTATGACCGTTATTGCTTTAATTTGGATGAACTCACGTTTATCATCAGTAGAAGAAAGATTATTCTCTTGTTTAAACGATAGGCAAGAAATTAAACAAGCATCTACGCATCGAAGTGAGATATTAATAAAAGAGAAATTAGTTGCTATAC